CTCATAAATCTTTAAACTATCTATTACAAAGTTGTGAAGCTATTACTTGTAAAGCCGCTACAGCTGTTGCATATACCCGACTGAAAGAGGAAGGTATCCCATTCAACCCTCTGATTTTTTATCATGATGAGATTGAATTTGAAGTCCCACACGAGTATGCTGAAAAAGCTGCTCTAATTGCAAAAGAAGCCTTTCGTGATGCACCTAAAGAGTTTGGTGTAATGATCATGGATGGCGAAGCTAAAATAGGTAAAGATTGGTACGATGTCCACTGAACTAAACGATAGAATTAAAAAAGCTTTTTTAGATCACTTAAACTTAAATGATAGCCATATGAAAAAGAAAACTATTGAATCACAGAAAACATGTGCTCATGCAGCATTAAATATGTTGCATATTGTAGACCCTGATTCTTGTATTTTAGGTGGAGCACCACGAGATTGGGAGTTAGGTAATCCTGCAAGAGACTTAGATATTTATCTTCATGGATATCCAAAGGAGTCTAAAGATAGTATTATAGCTAGGATATCACAAGCCTTAGAACTTCAAGATAATGAATTAGAAGATGTAACAAATAATTCTTATTATATGCATAGCATAGATAATGGAGTTGTTGGTGTATTAAATGTAAAGAATTGCTTTATGCCAATTCAAATTGTATTGTGTGATAGATATCCAATTGATATGTTGTACACATTTCATGGGAGTTTATCTAAGGCTTCTTATACTCGTGGTTATTATTGGGACTACCTAAAGAACTCAGAAGACTATGAGTTAGGAACTAGTATAGAGTTTGATATTAGTAAGCAGTTTAAAGTTCATTTAGTTAGAAAAACTGATGATCCAAAGTACATAGCAAAAATTAAAGCTAAGTATCCTGACTTTACTACTGTGTACGAATCATGAACATTTTCTTCCTAGATCGTGATCCTGATAAGTGTGCTATGGATCACTACGATACTCATGTAGTAAAAATGATTCTAGAGTCTGCCCAACTATTGTCCACTGCTCATCATTTATGTGGTGAGGGTGGGCCATATAAAGTAACTCATCAAAACCACCCTTCTGCTATATGGGTTAGAGAGTCTGTTGCTCACTATAACTGGCTTTATCTTTTAATGATAGAGCTAGGTAAAGAGTATACACATCGCTTTGGCAAAGAGCATAAGACTATACGTGAGCATAAAGATTCTTTGTTTAACACACCAAGGGACATTAAAGCACTAGGGTGGCAAGATCCACCTCTAGCTATGCCAGAGCATTGTCAATTAGATAATGCTGTTAATTCATATCGATATTATTATTTAACAGAAAAAATTAATTTAATGAAATATACAAATAGGGATGCACCTTGGTGGCTACAAAAGAAGATCGCTACGATTCCCTCTATCTAGATCTTGCAAAGAGGATTGCTCTAATGTCACATGCTGAGAAGCGTAAAGTAGGTGCAATTGCAGTAAAGAACAACAATATTCTTAGTTTTGGCTTTAATGGAACACCTAAAGGTTTTCCTAATAAATGCGAGAACGATCAGAATAAAACACTATCGTATGTAATTCATGCTGAAGCTAATTTAGTATCTAAAGCAGCTGCAGAAGGTTTAAGCTTACGTGGTTCAACAGTATATGTAACAACTGCTCCTTGTGACAATTGTTCCTTATTACTAATTCAATCGGGTATTGAGAGGGTTGTCTTCTCAGACCCGTATAAAACAGATTCAGGTATTTTAACATTAATTCATAGTAACATAAGAGTTCAACAAAAATGAAAAAAGCATTAGTATATCAAGTGCCATCCGCAACATACACCTATCCTCGTGGAGATAAATATCTATATCTCAGCTTTGTAGATCGTCCTACTATTATTAAATACAAAGTACGTAACAAAGTAGGTCAAAAACTTCTTGCTCGTGTTAAGAAGTATGGTTATGAGAAAGTAACTTACCCAGTATGATAGCATTAGTAGACGGAGACGTTCTACTATATCAGGCTATTTGGGGCACTGAAGACGTAGAAGAAGCTAAAATTAAATTAGACGAAGTTCTTGAAGCTGTTGTTGAAAACACCTTTTGCAGTGATTACCTCATTGCAATTGGTGGACTTAATAATTGGAGAGAAGAATTCTTTCCTGAATATAAAAAGAGTAAAGCAAGACTCGCATCTAAGAAAAACAGAGCAGAACATTTTGATGAATTAAAAGACTGGTTTTGTAAACACCCTAATGCAGTAGTTGCCCACGGATTTGAAGCAGATGACTTACTCCGAATTTGGGCATTAGAGGCTATTAGAGATGGTGATCCTTATGTTGTATGTACAATTGATAAGGACTTAGATTGCATTCCTGGAAGACATTTCAAACCAGGAAAAGATGAACATTATGAAGTAAGTGAAGATGCTGCAGACATCCACTACTGGCGACAGATACTTATGGGCGATGCGGTAGACAATATTCCTGGACTTAGTAAAGTAGGTCCAGTAAAAGCCAATAAGATCTTAGAGGGCTGTGATAATAATAATAAAAGAAAGGCAGCAGTAATCAATGCTTACAAAGAACAATATGGCGACCAGTGGAAACCTTATTTACTTGCCAATGGCAGGTTGATCCACATCTGGCGCTATATAAATGACCACTTCCAAATCAAAGAATAAAGACAATGGACATTGGAACTTTACTGAACAACTAGATTATAATAACGCTTTTGGTTTTGTTTATTTAATCAAGGATACTAAGAATGGTATGATGTATATTGGTAAGAAAATCTTTAGAGGTACAGGTAAAATAAACAGAGGTAAGCCAAGTAATTGGAGAACCTATACTAGCTCATCTAAAGATATTAATGCCCTAATCGAAGAGAATGGAAAAGATTCTTTTGAATTTTATGTATTAGATCAGTATTACACTAGAGGCGGTTTAAGTTGGGCTGAAACATGGTCTCAATGTTTTGTAGAAGTCCCAACTAACAACCATATTTGGTACAATCGTTTTATTGATAAAGTTCAATGGAGATCATCTGAAGAAGTATCTGTTAGACATCGTAAGAGATTAAATAAATTAGCAGGATTAAAATAATGAAATTAATTGGTTTTCTATTTGGTTTTTGTTCAATGCTTATAGTATCAGCACAAGCTGTTAATTTGCTAACAGGGGTAGAGCAATGGAGTTCAGCAGACTTTTTGTTAGTCTCAGTAGCCTTTAGCTTTATCTCAACCGCTTGTTTTGCAGCTAATAACGTAATAAATAAATAAAATGGGAAAAATAGTTGTAAAGGATCAACCTTGCCTAAGTGAAGACTGTGGTAGTAGCGATGCTAGACAGATATACGAGGATGGAACCTCATATTGTTTTTCATGTAGAGGCTGGTTTCCAGATCAAAGTAAGGATTCTTTTGTGACAACTAAAAAGGAAAGTTATGGCATTGAAACATTAGAAGAGATTTCTACTTATGCTATAAGAGGTTTTGCTGACCGCAAGATCACAAGAAAAATTGCAGAACACTTTAATATAAAGGTTACAGTAAATGAAAAAGGTGATATCGATTCGCATTATTACCCATATGGTATTAATGAAATTACAGGATATAAAAAGCGCATTCTTCCTAAGGACTTCACAGTTATCGGAAAAATTAAAAGCCTTTTTGGACAAATGCAAGCGGGCAATGGGGGTAAACAATTAGTAATTACCGAGGGTGAGATTGATGCATTAACAGTTTCTCAAGCTTGGTTTGATAAATACGAAAAGATTTATCCAGTAGTTTCTATACCCTCTGCAAGTCAAACTAATATTCTACTTAGCAATAGAGATTGGCTACGTAGCTTTGATTCAGTAGTAATCTGGTTTGATAATGATGAACCAGGAAAAGAAGCTGCTGATAGAGCTGCTAAAATTATTGGCTTTGATAAAGTTAAAATTGTAAGAAATACTAAGTTTAAAGACGCTAATGAACTATACGTCAAGGAAGGACACTTAGCAGTTCTTTCTCAGGTATGGGATGCACAATCGTGGAGTCCTGTAGGTATTGTTAACTCAGCAGATACTTGGGATTTGTATAAAGCTGAATCAGATATTGACTATGTACCTTGGCCTGACTTTGCTGTAGAATTAAATAAAAAAATCTATGGTAGATGTCTAGGGTCTATTACAGTTCTTTGTTCAGGTACTGGCATGGGTAAAAGTTCTTTCTTAAAGGAAGATCAATATCATTTGCTTAAAACAACAAATGAGAAAATCGGTATTTGTTCTTTAGAAGAAAGTGTATCTGAAACAGTTGAAGGTATTATGGCGCTTCATTTAAACAAGCGTATTCAATTACCTGATGTTGAAGTTACTGAGGAAGAAGAACGCATTGCTTGGACTGAAACAATGGGTACAAGTCGTATTATGTTCTTAGATCATCAAGGATCTATGGGAGATGACTCCTTAATAGACAAGATGGAATTTATGGCTTTAAGTGGTTGTAAGTTTATTTATCTTGATCACATTACTATTGCAGTATCAGATGCTGAAGATAATGATGTTAACCGAGCTACAGATAAGCTTATGTCTGATTTGTTAAAGCTAGCTAAACGACATAGTATTTGGATTGGAGTTGTTAGTCATCTAAGAAAGACAAACAATAACCAGAAATCTTTTGAAGAAGGTGCTGTTCCTTCAGATGATGACTTAAAAGGTTCTGGTTCGCTAAAGCAGATTGGTGCACAACTAATTGCTATTAGTAGAAATAAACTTGAGACTGATCCTATTGAAAGGCACACTAGTAAGCTTTGGGTTTTAAAGGATCGTTGGACTGGCAG